ACTCCACTGCCCTGAATAGCACATCTACTTTATCAGAACCAACCCAATGCTTTTGTCGTTCAATGTTTTTATTTCTCAATTCATGTAGAATATTCATGGTCTAGTTCCTAACTTTTTCTTTTTGTAATTTTTTGGATTTGATTTTTTAGTCGAAGTAGGTGACGCGCCTAGTTTTGCAATTGAGGACATATCACCCCTAAAGATATACATACCTACATGGTTTAGTTTAATCCATGGGCACATATAGATTGAAAGATCAATCTTTCTTGTATTCCAACAAAAGAAATAATCTTCAGATAGATATCTGCGAGTTTCAGGATCAATACCACAATCAAAGTATGCCATAATATCTTTGGATCCATCAAAATGTGCAGTTCGCATATGATCCGGTTTATAGTTTAGCTCAGGATAAGCCTTTTCATATGCTTCAAATGTTGTTCTTGGGATTAACATAAACCCAGTACCTGCTTCTGCAACCTCTATGGGCTCATCAATTCGGAATGAAGATCCACCCGATACCGGATTGAATACAAAATCTGATGCGTATGTGCTCAAGTCAAAAGGAGTCTCTGTAATCTTCTTTTGTACGGCTGCCTGGACTTTTTCCCATGCAATTGTTTTCTTGGGGTATGGTGCAGTTAGGACATGATATTTGTCTGGGTAACTTACTTGAATGCCGAGCATGGAAAGTACATCATTAGCATTAAAGCCGATATCTGAATCAATAAACATCAAATGCGTGTATTCAGAACGCAGAAATTCATCAACGCAGTAATTGCGCGCGCGGGCGATCAAGCTCTCGTTAAATAGATAATAGAAGTTCACTTTGATGCCATATTTAGCGCAGATTGTAGCAAGGTCATTAGTTGACTTCGTGTAAAGTCCCGCACAGTTTCCGCCAAACATTGGCGTAGCCACAAAAAGCGAGTACTCCCTTAGCTTATCAATTGTTATTTCTAGTTTCATTTTATATCTTCTTTCTTTTCATTCTACCTACACTCCAACCGGCGGAAATGTAATCATTTTTGTCATTGATTCGTGTATTCAACCGTTTCAGCGAGGAAAATTGGGCATTATTTGTCCACCATTTCCAAGTCGTGCTCAGCTCGCATAATTGCTTGCATCCTCATGATGTTTGCCATCACTTCCATTGCTGAATCGGTTTTCATATATACCTGTTCCCAATATTGTACATCAGCGATTGGGACAAAATTAACCTTTTTATGATCCAAATCAAATTTACTATCGATAAATGTGGCCACATCGCGGGATTTGTAGCGTGGAAGATATTCACGAATCGCTCGTTCTTTGCCGACTGATCTGAATAATCGCCATAGTATGGCCGCATCGTCCATACTATTCCAAGACCACCAAGTATCTATCTTTCCCTTTGAAATCAAATGCTCAATAAACTCTACTGTAAACTCAGGAACCTTCAAATCTTTTGGTGTCGGTTTGAGAACACGTGTAACCATTTCTTTTGATTGAGTTTTCCAATATTCGATACCCGATTCGTGCACAATAAACCCTAACGATTTCTGCGATTCAATGTCAAGTTTAAATCGCTTGACTTGTTTGAAAGCGTCCATAGTTGTATAGGGTAAATCAGAAAGCATTTTGCCCTTTTCAACGACCGCGACTGAACAATCGAGAATGACACAATCCTCTGGATAATATCCCAACATTGAAAAGTCAATGAATAGCATGTTGTAGGACATTTTGTTTTGTTCCTTTCATATTACGCGCTGTACAGACCTTGTTCCATCGGCTTATCGGTTCCATCAGCTGAACGACCATAGTCGCCATCATATTGCTTGACTGTCTCGGCTTGGAACAGTACGAACTGAGCAACACGAGTGTTATGCTTGACCCGAATTGGTCCGACAGTGACGTGTAGAACTCCTCCAACGTTGCCGTTGTAACCCGCGTCATAGATGCCAGACGTAATAAAAACTCCATTACGGTTGAATGTTGAACGGATTACTAGCCACCCAGCTTCATTTTCAGCAATGGAAACGTCACTGGATAGAGCGATATCATATGCGCCCACATCCAAGTTAAAGTACCCATCTTGGTCTTGAAAAACTTGAACACGATCTCTGTGGCGCTTATTATCTTCATCGATCTCAAAAACTGAGTCAGATATTAGAAAAACACGATCAATTCTCATATCGATTGCGTTTGGACTGATCATGTCTTCGTCGATGTTAGATGCACTACTACCACTTCCCTGGCTCGCAATATGTATCATCGTTGTGACTCACGCTCCTTATCGGTAAAGTGTGTGAGGAGGATAATGTAATGCATTGCCTTCATTAGGTCTTTCCTGTTTACACCATCTTTGCGACCAAACCTCATTAGATATTTAATTGCCGTTCCCTGAGACATTTGACCTGCAATCCCCAACGAATCCCACACATCAACGGTCTGAATGTCTCGATTGCCAACATAATGCTGGCCATATGTGCTCTGGATATATTCAGCAACATCCTTCATAATTTGATCTTCGTTGTACTTATATTCAACCATTGTTTGCAGTCTCCTTGATAATAAGATTGTCGATATAATCGCAGTTAGATTTAGCCAACCCTAATAGTACAGGATTGTCTGTGCAGTCGAGGTCGAATTCGACTTCTGTTTCAAATTTCCCATTGATTAGGCCAGTAGGGCTACCATCGAACGCAATGTTGTTCAACCCAGCCCACACAGCCGCCGAGCTGTCCCATGTGTCGATATATTTTAGATAGTCTTTGACCAGAGAAATTTCGTTGGGCCCATCAACCATTCCAAGCATGTGTATCTTCTTACCGTTGTCACGAATTGTATCTAGAATGCCCATGTCGTTCAGTACTCCGAAAAAATGCCACCTAGAAAGAAACCGTTGTAGTTTGTTACCACGCTCCACACCGTAAGCGTTTGGTACAGCAAGAATAGACACGCCAATGTAATCAACATGTTCAGATTGTGCGGCCCACTCAAAACCTCTAACGAGATCATCTACATCACCAATCACAGACTGTGGAACAAAAAAAGTTCCAAACCCATTATCTTTAATATAAGGGCTTGTCTCAATAGCCTTATCGATTGTCTTCTGACACGGTTCAGCCGGATAATCTGACATCACGATGTAGTCTGCCTTGACAGCTGAACCCATCTGCACGAGCTTGGAGGATGGGTACATAGGAAGACCCAGCTTGAACATTTCAAATGCTGCATTATCCATGATAGTCACGTTTTTGGGACAGCGCAGCTTCTCTTCTGCGTACCATGCCCCATACTGAGGATCTTCCTCAATTAGGTGAGCAAGCACGAGGTGAGTTTTTCTACCTCGTGCAAAATCATCTAAATGTGGGGTGGGGGTAATGTGACACATTTCTGTCATAATGTATTTCTCCATAATATTTGTAATTCAATTTGTGCACAAGCAAATTAGCTGTAGATAGAAGTTGACCCATTTTCACCATCTTCTGATAGCTCAATCTCGATAGTGCGTCCTGGATATTTTGCTGCAATCTTCTCAGCTAGATCGTCGGAAATCATCTCACAGCTCTTGTAGTCGAGCTGCAGAATTCCATCACCATAAAGAGATTCGAGCCAGCGTTTGAATTGGATGAATTCGATGTCACGATCTTCGTGAAAGACATCAATAGCCACTCTGATGTGAAACATGTGGCGATGTGGATATCCCAGAAAGCTGACATCATATTCATCGCCTGTGGCGAGTTTTGGATCTGTGAGAGCAGCAGGATATTTGTGAATGCCCTCTCGCTGAAATTTCACCCAGATGCGATTGGTCGTTTTATTTAGCATAATATATCTCCATATCAAATCAAGAGTGTGAGTGGACATGTCCACTCACACTCTTATCGTATTACTATTAGTGTATTTGTGTCACAGGAACCATCATCATACCATCCCGCGCACCCATTTCGACTTTTGCATAAGATCTGCCACCACGATTAATAAGACCTTTATACTCGCCTGACTTTCTCGTTCCATCTTTCGAAGATGTAAATGATACTGTGGAACCTTTTTTCAACCTAGATACTCTACGTTTTGCAGTTTCATAATCCATGGGATGATCCTCATTTACAGCTTCTTCGCTAGTATATTCAACACTCTCACCGAGGAAATCAACAATGTTTTTCAAATCTGACTTTATTTTTGCAAATTCATCTGTGGGATGTTTCATTTGACTCTGTGCAGTCGCCATTTTTTTGACTTTGCTGTCAATCATTTTCAACATTTTGGAAATTTCGTTGTACATGGCAGTAGAATTCCCAGCCTGTTCGCTCAGCGTTCTCGCGAGAATGCGTTCGACTATTTTACTTGTATTGGACATTATAGTTCTCCGTTCTGTATATTGTTAGATGTGTTATTTATCAATAACAGTGTTTCAAGTTCCACATCTATTTATAGTTTTGTATTACAGAACTCGATTGTCTGGGAACAACGCAAGTTGAGCTGCGATTCTATCCAGCTCCTGGGAAGATTTTGCATTATGAACCGATCTTTGAAATCTCATCACATTCTGCCCATCCTTACCTTTTGCAGTAAAACCAGCAACAGCTTCGAGAAGAATACTTTTCTTTTGCTCTGAATTGTTAGCATTCCACACTTGCTGTACAATGTCACTAAAATCGTTCAGTTTTGGCTTTGTTTAATTCCTTATGATTGCTTTAATACTATACCACACACCTTACAAAAAGACAACGGAAAAGATGGCCAGCTCCATAGGAAGAAGCTGGCCATTCGAGCTATAGTTACAATGCTGTATGGAATGAGTGCTGTTGCTGCATCTTGACATAGTCAAGGAATTCTTGCTTGACACTTGGATTGTAAAACTGTCCTCGAAGTTCTGTCGTTTGAGTTAGAGAGCTATGTGCACACACTCCGCGATTTTCCATACATCCATGCGTTTGTTGAATATACACAGCAATATCTTTGGACCCAGTTGCTTTCTGGATTTCATCCGCAATCATTGTTGTCAGTTCTTCTTGTAGGGTTCCTCTTCGGCCACAGTGCTGTGCAATCCGTGCATATTTCGATAGACCAATTACTTTCATTGAGGGTAGAATGCCAATATAACAAACACCCCGTGTCGGCTGATGGTGGTGGGAACACATTGATGTCAACTCTGCACGAACAACAATCATGCCACCATATCGTGTGTCCGAATCGTCGTTTGGAAATGATGTGACTGGCGGTGGCGCTATATAACGTCCTTGCATCGTCTCGTTGATATACATCTTCGCAAGACGTTTTGCCGTTCCCATAGAGTTTGGATCTGTTTCGCGGTCAATGATTAGAGAATCTAGAACACCCTCAAACTTGATCGTCAACTCATCGATCAGAGCTGACACATCTTCCTCTCTGATATATGAAGAAATGTTATCATTTGCCCAAAAACGTACGCCCTCATTTTTTAGACGGGTTCTAATTGCTTGTGACGTAGATTGTTTTGTATTATACATTTATTTTACCTCTCAGATTGGGTTTAACGTCAGTGGAAAGGAGCGAGGACTGACACACTCGGCCAGCATAAACCCTTTCGGAGCAACTGCTGGAAATTCTTGTTGCTTGTTTGTTATCGTGATGTATATTTTGTGGCAAATGGTGGAATTGCATCCCAATGATATTTAATTAATATATTAGCACCAAATTCTATTTGCTCTTTTGCTTCACTCACATCATACATTACAAATTGTTTTTTTTCAACATTTATATGAATTATTTTATCTACTAGATCACTTGTACAACACTTCCAATTTTTATCTATATAGAAATATCCGCGACTGTTGATATTAGACTTAATGTCTACAGTTGTCCGGACGCCATTAGGGGATACAATTACTATATATATTCCTGCTAACTGCATTGAAACATCTGATTCACAATCTTCAACTTTTATGCCCAAGCTGCGGAGCTTTGAGATGACAACAACCTCACCTTCACGCCCCTTCTTCCCACGGACGCCATATGCTTCTTCAGTGGTTTTAGTCCACTCTTTAACAAGTCTAGTCAAAGAACCCTCTCAAATTTGAAATTTCAATTTTTGCCTCTGGTTGATATTTGTGGCTAATTACATAAGACACATCCATCACATCAACGAGGTCTATACAGTCTTGGATGATATTGAGAATATCATCCAATCTATCATTTCCGCACTCACGTGAAGGCCTTCCCATTACCGTCTGGATTACTTGGTAAATATGAGCCATTGGTATACGCCCCTGAGGATGGTTTGAGTGTGTAGGTAGGCGGCCGGTTATATGGTCGGCCGCCTCCTTTACACGTCTATGCACAATATCTCTGTGATATTTATCCAATATAATACACCAAATATATGTTTAGTTAATCTGCGTAATGGTACTAATCCCTTTCGTAGGGGAACACCACCCAGCGTTTGTCATCGATCGTCAGCGCTGCTCTTGCTTTAAAGGAACTGTCAGTCTTAGCAACTAATGATATCATCATAACATTGGTTACTATCGAACAGCCATATTGCTGATCAATGCCCAAGAACGTTTTTCCAGTATCGTTGATATCATCAACAAATACAACTCTTTTTCCGGAGTGTATCATATCTTGTAGATCGATGTTATGTTCTTGCTTGCTGGTGTCGCGCGTCTGCCATGTGATCGCCATCAACGGTCGGTCGAGCGTATGAGATAGATGGAGGGCTGGAAGTAGCCCCCCTCTAATTATTCCTACAATGACATCGGGGTTGAATTTACTGACGTGATATTCTAGATTGTGACACATCGAATGAACATCACGGTAGCTAATATGTATTCTACTATCAAATCTCATTATGTGCCTATCTGGTTTCCGAACAAATAAACGTGGACTCTTGCAGATACATTATAACCACGTTGAAACGCCATTTTTGCTACGTCCCCTGCAGTAGTTTGTTGCTCCTCTTCCCGAGCACCTGTAGGCATAATCCACACAGGATATTTTACACCTGCACTGCGAAATAAATCAATTACCTCATCCAGCTCATCCCACTGCTCCTGCTCTGGCCCAACTACAAACTTCAACTGTCCTTTGTTAGATAGTTGATAATATTCAGCAACTACATCTGGCTTAATTGCCTTTTCACGCTTTTCACCAGCAACAGTCCAGAGTTTTGGAGACACGGAAAAGAACGCTTCGGGTTGAAATAGATCGCTGCCAATAAACTCCTTAAACTCTTTTTTTAGTTTCTGCGTTCCATTAGTTTCCCAAGTTACAGATGCAGGGGTGTTAGATGCTGCGTAATATGTAGTCTCTGGAATCGGACCGCCTGGCATGTTCCGGAGTTCGTTGTAAATGTCAATAAACCCCATCTGAGGGAGAGCCATCAACGGTTCACCTCCAGTAACACAGAAGTGTTGGTGTTGCATGCTTTTAGGGTGACGGAACCACCCGTTTGGGTTGCTTTCCGTTTTCATACTATCAACAATCTTGCTAGCAATATCAGCGCCTGTTTCCTTTGCCATAAGATGTTTGAACTTTGCTGACCACGTATAGGAACTATCACACCCCTTTTCCCACACCGGGAGATCTTCGACACGGTTAACAGTGCTTGCATCGAAATCTTGGAATGGCAAATCGTATGTATCTGGTTTGGTAGGAAACACCTGTCCAAATCCATTACACTGAAGATTGCACATAAAGAAGCGAAGCCAACTTGTTGGCACGCCAGTATAATTTCCTTCACCCTGTATCGAGTAAAAAATTTCGCTATATGTATATTTACGCGGTTCTGTCATTATTCGTTTCCTTCTATACAATGTCTATTACTGTATGTTAATATTACATGGAAACAACGCGTTGAAACTATGTCCAACGCGTTGCTAATAGTTGATTATGTAGAAAGACGTGCAATTGCAGCCTGAGGAGATTCCCAGTCCCACCGCGATTTGATCGGGAGAGTCTCAACAACACCAATCTTACGCTGCGCATCAGCAAAAGCTGTTTCTTTGTCGACTTCACACATAGCATCATTGCGATTGTGTTCATACACACGTACACGTTGTACATAGCAGCGACCATCAGTCACTTTGTAGATATAGTGGTTGACATGCTCCCAGATGAACAACGAACTCATTTCCATCGACACGCCACTTGGTAGCACACGCAACGTTCCAAGTATTCCACCTGGAGCGGTCAACTCATCTGTCAACTGCCCCAATCTCGGATCGTCTGCGGGAAGCACGGTAACATGATCAAAATAGTATTCGAGGAATTTCTTGACAGGACCCAACTCGCCAAACGGCACAATCCATCCATGCTGATCAATATCACCAGCAAACGTGAACTCTACCTCACGATCATATCCATGCACGCTTGCACAATCTCCTGGACTGCCGTCTGGCTCTTTATCGAAATATTGTGCATGGCCACAAGGCAGATACTTGAACACCTTTGTAGCCTTTATTTGTATTGTCATTATTGTCTCCATCTTGTTGTTTGTCGGCCGGAGTTTTTTGAGAGGGACGAACCGTTGTCCTCATTGTATCATTGCTGATAATTGCTGTAATTTTGTTGAATGAAGTCAGCCTCAATCTTACTCCCATAATACCTATATATCAACGGCTTTGCCTCGATACGTTCCACGATCCTAGCAACGTTAATCATGTGATCTTCGTGAGTCGGGATCCAACCATTCCACAATCCATCGATCTGGTGAAACACATTCCAGTCAATCACTCTATTTGATGGATTGATGTTGTAATTTCTCTTATTTAGCTCTTCAATTAGCTGATTGAACCTCTCAAACAGATATTTTCCTTTATTATAATGGAACGTCACATGTCCTCTATTCAACGTATATTGTGGGGGAATTACATCAAACCTCAAACCACGCTTTGACCTGAGTGTCCTGGCTAGCGATGCATTTACCATAGGTAGCTCTCTATATTCAGCCATCGCGTGACTGTCTGTCAATAGCTCCACAGGAATTGTGTTGATTCTAGTCATTTACGCATTCCACATAAAAACTTCAATATTCTCGGAGGGAGAAGCTTCTAACGCATCGCCTGCTAGTCCTACCATCATGTCAGTTTCATCAACATCTTCCAAATACGCGTGTTCGAGGTACAGACTCAATGCGGATTTGATAATTTCCAACTGAGCTCTATCCATATCAATAGTGAATTTTTCCATAGCTGTTCATTTCCTTGATTGCTATCACTATACAACACCCAGACAGCCATGTCAACAAGTTTTGTACACTCAATCAACTAAAAAAGCTTTCAAGTGTATCTAGTTTCTCAGCAGACCAACCAAGCGCGTCTAGAATGTTTTGAATGGGATCTAGGAACACCTTAGAGAACTGCAGTTCTCTATTGATGTATTTCTCAATGTCTATTTCAGCAGGGGGTTTATCGATGAACGATATGATATTTTCTTTCAGAGGGTTAGGTAATTTCAAGTATACAAATTTAATCTTGTCACCAGATTGTATTAGAGGGTATCTGTTGACAAGGCCATTATCACCAATCCACTTGTTCATTATCAGACAGCCTCTAATATGAATTGGACAGGCTTTTTTATATACACTATTGTGATCTGCATATCCATCGACATCGTTCGTACCAGACACTTTTGATATATCTTCGATTGGGAGATCGAAAAACTCCTGTTTGAAGTCTCTGATGAATTTCTGCGTCTCTTGTTCCCCTTCCGTGACAATGATCTTGAAAGCTTCGAAGAATTTCTTTTTGCAAACATCCGGCGTTGTGCTTCGCGCTGCATCGATCCCAGTCACTGATACTTTTGGTTCATCATAACGGACACCTTCGCTATTGAGAACGCTCATTACGTATCTTTTTTTCGCTATGAAGATAGCCTTGTCACATATTTTCTCTCGTTTCATTCGCATAGCATTGCGATAGGCACCCATCACGTTAGCTAAATCCTCATAACATTGAGTTAGCAGTGGCTCTAGCTTTTTTTTACAGACATCATCTATAAACTTTTCGCCAACTTCCCGCTCCACATCGACAGTTCCAAAAATCTCCTTCACAAGAGGTCCTAGGTGCACGTGGATGGAATCCGTATCTGCATATGCCACATAGTCAACATTAGACGTTTTCAATGTATCGTTGAGGTACTTATTGACATACTGGGCAGCCCATTTGACGGATAACTGACCAGATGAAGTAATCGCTTGTGCCATATCACTAATATAATAGATGAAATACGCGTTTGCAGTACTACCATAAAGGCCATTCATCAAAATTTTGATACTCATTTGACTGTTGTGCAGCTGGGTTATTTGCTTCTTAAATTGTGTCTTTTCCTCTAAAGATGTTGCTACTTCTAGAGCAGATTCGGCTGCCAACATCCGCTTTTTTATCTCAGCACGTTCGCTATAATACCCGTTAATGATCTGAGGAATGATTCCCAGCCGATCTTTGGAGAATGATGCCCCGTTAGCAGCCACTGCATACTCGGTATTATTTTTATATCCTCCATCGAGAATTTGCTGTTGAGATGTATTCTCTCTAATGTTATGCTGGTACGTCTCCGGCGACATGTTATATTGCATCATCAAGTGTGGATATAGGCTATCAAGGTCAAAAGATACAATCCAGTCTTTCATCCCTACTTGCGGGTCTTTCACATAGCCGCCGCTTATACTTCCAGCAGCTTCACCTGACACCTCTTTGACGAATGGTACGCGACCCTGTTCCATTAGGGCTCTAAATATTGTCGTATCCCACACTCCAACAGTTCCAAACGCCTCGTTATAATTCACGCCACTCTTATACGCTACCGTGAATGTTAATGCAAGCAATGCTGCCTGCTCCTCAAACATCTCGATCAGTCTGGTATCGTACAAGTTATAGTCCAAGTAAAGTTGTGGGTTGCGATCATACAACTCCGTCAATGTCCCATATTCTTCATATGATAGTTTTTTGGTTCCTAGAACCACATTAGCAACATTGTCGAGCTTATATGACTGTAGTGTTCCATACTTATATCCAAACTTCTTGAAAGCGTGCATATAATCTACGATACTAATCCCACTAATCACATAAGTTTTTTGAGGCTTTTTGAACATTTCAAACGTCCGTTCCCGCACATGGCCCCACGGTGACAATCGCTTGACTGAAGCCATTCCAAGGATATTTTCGATCCTCTTGACAACATATGCGATATCAAACAATTCACAATTCCAACCTGATACAACATCAGGATAATCACTGCACCACAACTCAACAAATTTCGTCAACAATTCCTGCTCCGATTTGCATTTATGGTACTGAATTAGAGATGGATCAATTGCCGTAATCGTTGCCTCAGGATCGTAGTCTTTGGTCCCAAAAAGATGGTAATGTTTGGATTTGGATGATTTTACAGCAATTGATGTGATCTCATTATCAGCGTTTTCCATATCAGGTTTTTTCTTGCTGATATCAACCTCAATGTCAAAATTGAATATATTGATTGCTGACATATCAAATTTAATTTCGCCTGGGTAGTGGTCATATGTGAATGCTGCTGTATAATTCAGGTTTCCACAAATTGTCACATTATGAACGCCCTTATAACGGTCGACAAATTCCGATCCTTCTTTCATCGTCTCGAATTGTATTGGTTTGATTGGTTTATCTCCAATTAGGGATACAAATTCAGGCGCGGTTCCATCTGATCGACGGTCGTCAACATAGAATGTCGGTTTATACTTTACCTTTTTGTAAAACCGTTTCCCATCTTCATATCCAACCCAGAGGATATCGTTACCGTACCGTTCAATTTTAGTGTAGAAATTTGTCAAATAAAATACTCCTATAATGTAATACAGTATTCCTGTTGTAAGTGCTTGTGAGGTGGTTGTTTAGATCAGTTGCCCTGATCTAAACTATGTTTTTTGTAACCTATGAAATATTGCTTGTACAGCTGCAGTGAATCGCCGACCATCATTTCTGCATATCGCTCATCATACAACTCCGTCTTTGGAGTGCCATTGAAAATAACTGCCGGACCCTGACTTGTAATATCATACAACTCTTCTGGCAAAAGCTGGTCCCGTAAAGCAATTTCAAAATCGACGTACTCAACTTCCTGGGTTTTTAAATCTACGATTGGAATCTTCCCATCTCGGAAGACAAATGTAGTCGTGGGTTCATAATTTTTCATCTGTTGCTCATTAATATAATTTTTAAATGTGGATATGCCATCTTTTGAGTATACGCCCTCGGCAAGGTATTTGTCAACATTATTCTTGGTGTTGAGCTCAACTTCATACACCTGTAGCACACGTAGTTGAGATAGCGGGTCAAAGACACACCACTCAGGTGATCTGATATTGTCATTTCCGAGACCGGCAACTCTATAATTAGTAGGTCTGCTTCCAAGGTTCGTATCCATTAGTACGATATACCCCTTCTGACCTTGTCGTTTGGAGTATCCTCCATTGGATACATATTGCATTGCTTTATCAATTTTGTTACTGAAATATATTCCGTCTCCCAACATTCTCCCAACAACAGATGCATCTGAAGACTTGATTACCTTGAATCCATATCTCAGAATCATACTGGCCGCAATTCCACCTGTACCATGAAATGCAGGAGTGACTGATCCGTCGCCCATGCTAGTAGCACGAAAGTCGTCAAACTCTTTATTCCTAAGGGTTCCATCAAATACTTTTAGAATCTTTGGAAACACATCCCCGTGTCTACCAGCATGGTCGCGCTGGATTATAGTCTTATTCAACACTTTAGCATCGATTGTATCGTTTGCTGTAACGTGTAGCTTGGATAAAAGCCCCTGTTTTTGAGCAATTGTTGTCCGAGCTCTGAGGAAATATTGAACGTATGTCTCTGATTTCTTTTTCTTATCAACTACACCTGATGTAATTGCCGACATATTGATATCGTTATACAAGAAGATCTTTTTCAGCCGTGTATTGTCAACTTTATCGAATGGTTGAATAACACCCTTCTCGATTTCATCAATCAGCACTTGAGATCCTACGAGTGAAGAACGCATCTTCTGCTTGACGTGTGGGGCATGCTGTTCAACTATGTCGTTGACATAATCTTCTACATCAGATCCAATAGAATCCAATACAATCCCTGTCAACACTTCAACATACTTGGATTTATTATTTTTGTTCACAGATTTATACAAATCTGCGCTCATGATATATTGTTTACTGGATCCACGAGCAAATCTCATCCAATCCAAGATCGTCGCCGATGAAGAATTTGCCAACGTGTTCATCAACTCTTCGCCAACACCACGTTCATTCAGATCTATATACGCGTCGCCTCTTCTAGCCAAAATAAGCATCGCCTTAGACATAGCGTCGTGATTTTCATCCCTATCACCAGCTGACTTAGATCTGATATGTCTAACTGTAGATATTGGATTTGCAATACGTCCTTGTCGACGGTCGCTATCAATCTTGAATTGTATGACGTCCGCCACCGCTTCTGAACTCAGCGAGGCAAGACCATTTACAGATATTGCAGCTAGTGCCACAGAAGGGTCCTTATCAAATTTAGCTATCATTTCCATCAAATCAACAGCAAATGTTCTCGCTACCTTCTTCAATAATGCTTGATCTGAAAAGTCGAGGTATTTACCAAGCTCCGATGATTCGAAGCCGTTCTGCTCTATATCAGCCGCATACGCGTTGTACAGCGTCTGCATTAAAACGCCGCCTTTGTCAGATGCTTGAGGATCATATACGTCTTTGTCTGTTATGTGATCAGATATGAACATTCTCTCTAGGATGGTGTCTGCATGATTTTGTAGCATTTCATTCTTTATAAAATCTTGAAACAACTCTTCCATCCGGGCATGTGTCTGGCGACTGATATTACTACCACTCATCCCAATCGGCTTAGAACCTCCATACGCATTCAAAGCATACATAAATCCACCTAAAAAATAAGAGGTACGTGCTTGTTCGTACAAATATCCTATAATATTTTTATCCATAGAAACGATATAATCAAACAAAAACGAAGTTATGTCGGAGTTCCGTGACAACTCAATTACGCCACTACTCCACGATCTCGAGAAATATCTAAACGTGTTTTCGACAGACATACGCTGAGCAAGTTGGGGGGTGTCTGCAATAACTCTCAACAGATCTTTCTGTGCACGTTCTGTTGGCAATTTTCTATACACTTCTAAAAAAACAAAATAATCAACATCATTGAGTAACCCAAGTAGCTGTCGAACTATATTGTCGCTGAGTTGGTAGTTTGGTGCCAAATAAATAAAGTACATTACCCGCTTCCTAGTGCTATACGACAATGAAGAGGCATTAGCAAAATCCAGAATACTACTCTGAATAAACTCACTAGCGCTTATTTTGTCTTTAAGATAGCGGTTAATAAGATCTAAAGCGGACGAAAATGATGACGGTAAATTGCCATTGTTATATTCCTCAACAATGCTATCTAACTGCTCAATAAATTCAACTGCGTGGTAATAGAGCTGCTTGACGTTGTCAGGCAGATCGTCAACCACTCTAGCCTGTGTCATGTTTATTCGATCTCTGATCGCATAGAATATCTGAGTCGTATATCCATATTGCTGTCGAGCAATTATTATCGGTAGTATGTCACGAGCCAGCTGGCTGACATCCACATCAGCTGCCGCCGCAGCCTTCGCGGCATCGCGTTCTGCTTCTAGACGTGCACGTTCCTGTTCTGCAGCTATTTGCGCAGCTTTTTGAACGGCTGCCTTTTCAGCATCTTTTTTTGCCTTCTGGCGTTGGTAGTATGACAACTTAGGTGCTGCGGGGTTTGCGGGGGGTTGTGACGTATCGATAGGAGCGGTTTGTACTGGATCGGCTGTAGATGTTACTGGATCTGTTGTAGTTACAGCCTGGGTAGGATCAACAGCTGTCGTTGTTGCTTGCTGGGGCGTTATTTCTTTAAGACCGAAGTATCTCTTAGCATATCTTTCATAATCACCACCATCACCAACCTTGTTGACGACTTTTTTTAGCTTGACTGCGAATCTGGAAACATCAATTGTCGCTCCACCATCTTTAGCAAATTGATCGAACAACATTTTCATCTTAGGATCTTTGAGGTGTGTTCTAAAACTTGGAACCAGACCATCTGCCCATCTAGCAACAATTCTAGAGTCTATACTATCCACTTGCCCTGATTTCAATTTGAAGAGGAATTTTGTTATCTCGTTGGCGGTGGTATCCTGCTTGAAAAAATCTGCCTCGTGAGCGAGTTTGACGGACAATGATATGTCATGGTTGTCACTGCCAATTGAAGATAGTCGCACCTGTTTGTCCTTGCGCAGGAACTTCAAAATGGCTCCTCTCTGAGTCGGAGTGGCAGCATTGATCAGCCCCAACATACCAAAAAAGTTGAACATGAAGGCAGATGCTACGCGACTCTTGTCAGCTACTAGTGCGGCTCGTTCCGTATCATCTGCGTATAATGAGTTCTCTTGTAGATCATTTGAAAATGACTTGAAGTTGTCGAATGTCATCAATTATATACCTCTAATTATGTTGCAACGCGTTGATGTTATTTATAATATAGCATATAAATGCTAACAAATTTGCTTGAATTTTCACGCTACCATCTGAGTGAAGTTCTTGACCTTTTCGAAACGAATGTGGTTCTGGAACTTTTCCCCGAACGTCTCTCCGCGGTGCGAGATAATAAAGATGTTGTCGTTAGTGTGAGTCTTATGAAGAATGTCAATAAGCGCTTCGACACCAGCAGAATCGGAAGCCGAGTCTAAAGTTTCATCCAATATCAATAGGTTAGTAGATACTGAGTTCCGAAGCTTCGCAATTGCTCTCCATGTGAACATGATGCTCAAACTGATACGCATCTTTTCGCCCTCAGAGAATGATGCAAAGGAGAATGCGTCACGAAACCTACTCTTGATTGTTTCATTGAAGTTTTCATCAAGGTTGAAGTCAACAAAAAGTTCAAACTCAGAGAGATATTGATTGATCAATTTATTCATAATTGGAATATATGTTCGGATAATACTAGTCTTAATACCGCCATCTTTTAGCATAGAAGCGACAATACCCAAAGTTTCTCGCTTTTCATACAATTCAGTTTGTTCTTTTTGTTTTGCATTTAACTGCTTGACAAACTCAAGTATTTTACTCTGATCAATTTCTTCTACTTCCTTTTCAGCGCCTTCTAATTCTTTTTTATACGACTTCAATTGGTTCATAATAAGTTTTATTTGTAGTCGGTGCTCATTAGCTTTATTGTGTAGCTTTTGAATTTGATCTTCCACATTAGAGATTTCAGAAAGCCGATTTTCAATTAGTTCTTTTTTCTGATTCAGTTGATCCAAACCGCTTTGTACTTCTTCTGACTTTGAATTTCGTTCTATTACAATTTCAGATTTGAAGTCGTGATCAATACCCTGTTTACACGTAGGGCAATTATCATGCTTAGAGTAGAAATCAATTTCTTTTTTATACTCACGCTCTTTTGTTTGTAATTCTAATAATAAGGTTTTTACTTGATCATGCAATTTCTTTTGTTTTTGCTTGTCAGTAATAGTAGAACTCAACTCTGTTATTTGAGTTTCATATAATTCTGTCTGTGCTTGTTCAGTCTCGATTGTAGAAAGATTTTCAACAATTTTTATCTTTATCTTTTCTACTTCAGTCTGTTTCATGCGCTGAATTTCTTCATTATG